TCTTGTGCCTTTCTTAGCTTTTACCAACAAAATAACCAATCGTATAAAACATAATGGCTACCACCATTGGATGCCGTAAACAACGACCACTAAACCACCAATCAACTAGTTTATTCATTTTCTTGTGCCTTTCTTAGTATTTCTCTAGCAAATCCAATGTAATCGGGATTGTATGTGTAGTGGTAACGATGTGAAATCTGTTCTATCTCGCTATCCGTTAATGTCTTTGCTGGTGGTTTTTTCCATAACACTTCCACAATCCTATGCTCATCATCTGTATAAGTAACGGCTAATAGTTCACCTGTTTCTTTACTTTTTTGAAGTGATAGGTGTAGTTCTTTTGCTGGATGGGTACACTCGCAAGGTTTTCCAGCACCTTCACAATGACTACATTTATGGGCTTCTTGGTCAGGGTGGTTTTCGCATACCCACTCCGTGTCGTTGCATTTATTGCACTTTGCTGGATGGGTATAGAGTGGAATACAGTCTGTTAAATCTTTTGGTTTTGCTAGTGTCATTCCTTTAGGAATCCACGCTACTGGTTCATTTTTCATTATTTTCCCAATTTAAAAGTGCATCTAACGGAATGTACATCGTCTAGCTCTTGAATTTTTAGGTTATAACAATCGTCTTTTATCTCAAAATTGTTATCCCCGTCTAAAGTTCCTTTTTTGACAAAGTTTGCTTGCTTGTAAAACTGTGGTTTTTCTATGATTCCTAGTACCCATGCCTTATCAAATTCGTTGGTAACCCTTACAAAACAATAAAAGTCGCATTTTTGCTTGATGTTATAGGCCGACACGGAACACTCGTAATGTGCCAATGGTTTTACTTTAGCCCGTTTACTTTTGACATCGATAGTCCTGTTATCAGGCAATAGGATGTCGTAGTCGTAAGTATCAACAATTTTGCCACCGACCAGCGTTAAGGCTGCAAGTTCACCCAAAAATCCAATGACATTGCCCTCACCCTTAGAAATGCTGTTACGCAGAGTACCCATCTTTTCTGACCTGTCGTGGGCTATCTTACGCATAAAGTCGGTAATCAAGACTTCATGAATCATTGCATTACTCTTGGTGACATCGGTGTTGGTGGGCTAGGTGGTACTGTGTAGCCTGTATTGCCGATAACGCTTTGGGTGTATCCGCTAGGTGTTGTTATTACTACCTGATTAGGGTAAATAGTAGCTGTTTGAGTTGTGTAACCTGCTGGATTCACAAACTGGGCTGTATTGCCTTGTATTTGAACAGAACCCACATTGTATTCACGATTATCTGTCATAGGATAAGACTGCGCTTTAGCTGAACCGTAGCCAAACATACAACCCAGCAAAGCACCTAATAAACACGCTCCAATAAAGTCTTTCATGATTTTCTGTATCCATTTTTAAGTTCGGTGTTTTTCCAAGATTCAATTTTTGCTTGTGCTTCTTCCATTGTTTTGGCTGATGTGCATAGTTGACCGTTTGGTGTGCGTTCATATACTAGAAAACCTGTACCGCTAGGTTCAATACTGTATGTGGCTAGACCATCATAAAAGTCTTGTGCGTGGGCAAATGCGCTATGTGCGGCCGCATCGTCTGATTTAATACGGCTGGTGCGTTGTGCTGTTGATTCCATTTGTTTCTCCTATCTCACTCGTTATTGAGTACACCCAGTTTATTAAGTTAGCTTAACCCTGTCAATACATTTAGTCTAAGGAAAACCCTAAGTGCAAAAATACAACAAAGAAGTTGGGGTACTCACTTCTTTACGCTTTCCCCCGTTCCCGTGAAGGAATTAAAGATTGTTTTTGATCTGATAGACCCGTAACAAATGTTGAAAGCACTCCCAACTCTTTTGAAGCTGGGGTTCTTCTATTTCTACTAATTTTACTTGGTTAGTCGTGCCATTGACAAATACGATGGCGCACCGTGCGTTGGGCAAGTTTAGGCCTTCTCTATAGCTAGATAACTGTAATTCATGTTCAAAATATACATCAACCTTGTCTAAGTCAGTATCTTTTGTCTTAAAGTCCACGACAAACCCTGTTCCCTGACCGTTGATGAGTTTTGCCATTAAATCAACACGACCCCCGTAGCCAAGCGGATGAGCAAACGATTTTTCACACAACCATGCCTGTTCGCCAAACGCAGTTTTAAGCGCGTTATCAATTGCATCAAGGTAAGCTGGCTTTTCAGGCATATACACTTGCTCAAACCAATTTTCAATAATGCCGTGAATTTCAGTCCCGCGATTGGCGGCCTTGTAGCCTGTTTCGCGACTATCCTTCATTACCCTAACCAACCACTCTTGTTCGCTTTCCTGTAGACCTCTAGGTAGCGTTAAAGCGGATAGTAAGACCTGTTGTTGTTTCCAAGTATCCAACCCTGCTTTAGACATAATATTAATGATGGTGGTAGTGCTAGGTAAAAGCCCTTCTTTCCTTGCATCACGCAAAGTCGTAGGTCTTTCCCCAGTCTTACCGATGGTGGTATAGGCAGGTGTACCCTGCGGTGTATACCAATGACCCGTATTTTGTTGTTTGTCTTTGACTATCAAAATGGAATGTCCCCAATTTCGTCATCTTCAATCTTGGGTGCGTTCTTTTCACGCTCTTGCTGACCGCGCCATTCACTACTCTCTGTAATCTTTTCTTTGTAGTATTTTGGCAACGAATCGTACTTAGATTGGTCAAATTCTGCTAACCAAAAATGGTTAATAGGATTGATGCCTGCTGGGATGGCAGCGCGAAGGGCAGAAGGAACGGGAGAAATACCGCTAATGTTGGCGTACTTACCATCTTCCGAGTGGGTAATATTAACCATGCAAAACTTGTCTAACAAAGACTTTAGGTCAAAATTCTTTCTATCTTCTGCGGTCATTTTTTTGTTGCCCCAGCTTTCAAGGTCTTGACGCAACCGCGCCTGATCCCCAAGACTGACTGTATAACGCTTAGACACGATTAACGGCTTGCCGTCATCCGTCTTTAATGGTGCGCCTGTATCGTCATCGCCATGCAACTCCCAAGTCAATACGACCTTGTGCATGATTTTGGTTTCGCCAGCCCATTCGGTAGCTTGATGACCCAAATCAATAATTGAGTACAGTCGTGCCATGTGAAGCCCTGCTGGGGCTATCTTAAATTCTTTAGTGTTATCTGAAATAATCATTTTGCGCTCCTAAAAATAGTTGAAAAGTCATCAAAGACTGCTTTTAATACGGGGTTTGGTTTAACGGGTGATGGCAGGCCACACGCATAGCGTAGGTCACCAATTTCGTCTGCTGTTAAAAATATCCCATCTTCGAGGTCTTTAAAGATGCGTTCCAAATGTTGTTGGAAGCTTTGAAAGTCTTGCTCTTGCTCACTCATCTGAGTTTCTCCTAGTTATCACGGCATATACCGTACTTAGATATTAAGCTAACTTAAAACACAATGCAACACTTTATTTGCAATTTGTTGTAAAAATGTTAAGATAGCTTATGAACACAATATCAGCAACAGCAATGATTAAGCTACTAGGTGGCTGTACTAAGGTAGCAAAACTGGTTGGGGTAAGCGTTCCAGCCGTGTCTATGTGGCAAAACAGCGTTATTCCTTATGACAAGCTGGTGATCTTAGCGGCAACTTTAGAAAAAGAATCACATGGTCTAATTTCTAGAAAGGCTCTTTTTCCACTTTCTTATAAAATGATATGGCCTGAATTAAATTGATGTATACTAAGAACCATTGCGGAGTTGAATACGCAGAAAAGGGTTTTAGAGATAGCTTTGTGGGTTTAGGAAATGAGATTAGAGGCATTTCCCAAGCCATTCAATCACAAGGTTATCCCTAAAGCCCTTTTTTATTGTTAATCCACAATCTAGCCCGTTCTCATAGGTGTTGCAACGGTAAAGGCTGTAGACCCTCTAGATACTACTAGTGCGAAAGCACCACATTTAGCCGTTATTGCTTGGCTATCTAAGTGAACTGTCCTGTATGGATAGACCGATGAGTGATAAAGACAGACCTAGACACGCCAAAGACATCGAAGCAATAATTTACGCCAGTAACTCAGTAAGACTGACAAGCTATTCCTCATAGTAGGGATAGCTATGTCCTGAATCTAGTAATCCTGACAAAAAAACAACACACTAGGGAAAACACCTAGAATTAATTTAATCTAATTAAGATAACTTAACATATACTTTCAACATGGAAAACTTATTAATAATCTTTTCTGTTGGAATATTTGCCATCTTTGGTAGTGTGATGGCTATTTTGTTAATCATCCTATATTGGGCAAGAACATGACTTGGAATCTTAGATTAGTAAATATGAGTAACCCTTATGAAGACTACTTTGAAATCCGTGAGGTTTATTACGATACGATGGGTAAACCGATTGGTCATAGTAATGCCTCTATTGGTGGGGAAGATAGACTTGAGGTAGATCGTTACATTGAACTAGCAAAGTTAGCCCTTGATAAACCTATTTTAAAGTTTGCAGACAATGAAGATACAAGTAAAGATATTGAATGAGAACCCCGATGGTTCTGCCAACGCTCAAGTAGACTTTGATAAAAAAGGACTTGAAGTTCTTGTGCAATGGGGATTAGTAGCATTACTTACCAAAGCAATTGATCAATATAAAGTTGTTAAACCCGTGAAAAGAAAGAAACAAAATGAACCCATATTTACAGGAAATATTGCATCAAATCACAGCAAGACTAACAGAATTAGAAGCAAAAAATAAAATGCTTGAGGAAGAATGTGCCGCACTTAGGGAGCAGATAAGTGTCATTCATTGATTTTTATAACCTTTATCCCCGTAAGATGGGGCGTAAAGACGCTGAACGAAGCTGGAACAGATTAACCTCTGACCAGCAGTCAGATTGTCTTGATGTCATGCCTAATTACTTGAAGTATTGGAAGATCAAGGAAACCGCTAAAGACTTTATTCCCTACCCTGCGACTTTCTTAAATCAAGAGCGTTGGACTGACGAACTTGATATAGAACCTATACAGACTAAGAAACCTGAATTGCCGTTTTACGCTACAGAAGAACTGACACTTAAAAAAGCCCAAGAAGTTGGTATAACTCCCTATGCTGGTGAAGGCTGGCAGGCGTTAAGATCAAGGATTAGTCAGAAGATAAAGCAACTTGAAGAACAACTTTGAACGATATCTTGTAGATTGGTATATTGGTGTAGCAAAAAGACGGGGATGGCCCGAAGTTGTGCGCCTACTAGCGCAGAATAAAGAAACTGAAGAACGCATGAAGATGCTTATTAAAAAGAGATTAGGAAAATGAGAGAGATAGACCCAAACGCTTGTATAAACTTTATTATTAAAAACGCTGGTGCTTTTGCCCAAGCTAAAGGTGAGTTAGCCCAACTAGAAACATTCAAGAGCAGTCTTAAAGCCATTATGATGAAGAAATCAGGCGAACAGACTATTGGGGCGCAGGAACGAGAAGCCTATGCCTGTCAGGAGTACCAAGACCTATGCAAAGCTATTGGTCAGGCTACTGAGAACGCTGAGAAATTAAAGTGGGAACTTGAAGCCGCCAAACTACGCCATGCAACATGGCAAACTTTAGAAGTATCAAACCGAAACCAAGATAGGATATTGAAATGACCACATTAAAAGTTACTGAAGAATTTTTAATTCTTAAATTATTGTGCAAAATGTATGATGAAGCACTTAAAAACGCTAATGCAACACAAATGTTGGAGATTTCAGTAGATATTGCAGAATCAAGTGAGAAATTAGAGCAATTGACTGTAGACTACATTAATGGCCACTAAATCACAGAGAGATCACTATGCAAAGTTGGCGAGATTGGGCTGTATCTTGTGCGAACACATTGGATTCGAGGGACGAGATGTTGGAGTCGAAATCCATCACATACGCCGTTTCGGGGGAAAGCGAGATAACGCTCCAGCTGTCCCATTGTGCGCTATGCACCACAGACTTGGCGATACCAGTATTCACTTACTTGGAGCTAAAGGATTCCGAAAGCACTGGGGATTTGACCTTGAGGACAAACTTGTGGAAGTGGAAGCTAAACTAAATGAGTAGCTGGCTAATCATTGTTACTGGTTTAATTTATGCCTATATAGGTATAGAGCAAATCGTTAAAGGTAACGCGCCTATGGGTATAACTTATGTATCCTATGCCACAGCCAATATTGGGCTTTACTGGATGGCTAAATAACTATACAAATTTCGGACAAAAATGACCTATTTTTGCATAACTTTTTCTTTAAATTTCATGCACTTACAAGCGTTTTTAAAATAAGTCAGCTTACAATAACAAAGTAAATTTCCCTGTAAAAACAAAGTAATCCAATTTACAGGGAAAAGTTTCCCGAACGGGAAGAATGTATAAAAAAGTGTGTAAAAAACCAAAAATATTCCCGAACGGGGTATTTTGTAAGAAAAAGAAATGACTTATTAATGAGTCCGTATGTGGGTTAAAGCCTTATTTATGATTCATTAACTTTACAATCCAATGTCAACAACTTTACAATCAGCCGTCAAAACTTTACAAAAATGTCAACAAAACTGTTGATATGGATACTTTTTGTCAATAACTGTACATATAGGTATCAATATGTATATTAAATATATACTTATGGGTATCAAAATGTATCGTATTATTTACAAAAACCGACAATAAGTAACATATATGTTACTAGACAACTTTACAATCGTCTAGTAATAACTTTACAATTCCAGCCCATCAAAGCCTAGTTCTTCTGCAATTAACTTGCAACGGGTTCTAAAGGCTTTGCCATGATGTGACCATTTATCACCCTTTTGACGGTGAAAACTCATGTGAACCATCTCATGCGAAAGAGTTGTGAGCATAGTGTAATAATGCCCACAGCGAGCAGAACTAATCGTAATAGTGTGTTCATAATCCTCTCCGCAGTCGTACATATAAGTACCCATTGTTTCAGGGTCGTGAATCACTACAAATTCAATTTCTTCAGGCACAGGAAGATTCCACTTAGTAAATGGGTATACACAACAAAGGCTGGCATACGCATTGCGAATAACTTCAGGATTTAACTTCATTTCCAGCTAATCCATTCGGTATTGTGTTGTTTCTTTTTCCTATCGACATACACAGGCATACTAAAGGTCAAACCGTGATCGGGATGGGTCAGCCAAAGTGCCTGTCTTGGTGGCTCAAATCCAAAGTTGTTGCTGTAAGCGTACTCATCGTAACCTTTAAGGCTGCCGTTGACAATAAGGCGTTCTAGCTGGATTAACTGATGCCAATGACCTAACAGCATCGTATCGTATTCCATGTCAATTTGAGCGTTCCTAGAGCGTTTACGATGGTCACCACGAATGATTGGCCCTAAAGCCCCAATGACACCGTCACCCCCACGAAATTGATCCCCATGTGTAAGTAGATATTTATGTCCGTAGATTGAATAATAGGCATCAGGGCCATCGGGTATATGAAATTGAACACGCTTATCAGCCTCAAATCGTTTACTCAAGAACTGATAGAGTAACCAATCGAATGAGGTGAAGTTACGACCCTTTGCCCTGATTTTGTGCGTGTTACGCCCATGATTGCCACTTACGCACGGAATAAAGACATTTCCGAACTCATCTGCTAGTGTTTGAATACACCAAGTTAAGACACCGAACAAATCTAAGACTGTCGGCATGATTTCCATCGAGTTTGTAGCCATCAGTTCTTCATGGATGTCACCCGATACCATGTCACCACCCAGCACAAAGACAATTCCCTCATAATTTGAGTGTGCTACATGGTTTTTTAATAGGTCGATGGTTTTTTCAATCATTACCTTAGCCCTATCTTGCCCGATAGCGACATTGTATTCATTGACCCCGTTAATCTGATTGGGGTCTACGACCTCGCCCCAATGCCAATCTGAAGCAAATAAGGTCGGTATTCCTGCTACTGTCTTTCCCTTAACTGGTTTAACTAGCCAGTTGGGTGTAGAAGTCTTGGCGGTAGACATCTTTAATATCACTTTTTTGATATAGTCCGATGTCAACTTTTCTTCTTCTTGACCGTTAAGCATAGACTCAAGCTGTCTAATCTTATCCTGCGCTTCTAGCAGTTCAGTCAGTTCTTTATTGGCTACTTTGATTGTGGGTTGCAGACCACTAGACTTAGCTACCCTGATTCTTGTATTAAAGGTATTGGGATTGATTCCTAATAACTTGGCGGCTTCAGTCTTGCTTCCCATCTTTGCATAAGCATTTAAAGCTTCTTGCATTTCAGCTTGTGACAATGGTTTCTGTGCCATAACCTGCCTTTTGGTGTAAAGTTAGCTAATACTAATCTATTTTAATTGAAAATCAATGACATACGCACGAATTGATACAAACCACAAGGAAATAGTCAAGGCTTTACGAGATGCTGGTGCTACTGTTGTTTCTTTAGCTGCAATGAAACACGGTTGTCCTGATCTTTTGGTGGGATTTGCTGGCGAAACCTTGCTTATGGAAATAAAGCGCGATGCCAAAGCTAAATTTACCCCTGACCAGCTTGACTTTATGGGAAAATGGAAAGGTGGGCCAATCAGTAGGGTAGACAGCATAGATGCTGCAATCCGCGCATTAGGAGTAATTCAGCGTGTTAAATAAACACTTTCATATATTTGAAAAAGCATTACCCAAAGAATTTTGCGAATACCTAATTAAATCAATAGATTGGGATAAATCTGATACCGCTAAAGTGGATAAAAATAACCACGAAATAGACAAAAATGCCCGAATTACTAACATTTACTGGGAAGAACTGTTATCCCCTATAGGCTGCGTTATTCAATCTTATATTGTAGAAGCTAACAAATACTGGGGATATAACATTCAAAGACTTGAAAAGGTACAAATGTCCCAATATGGATTAGGCGGTCACTATGACTGGCACATGGATTCCAAAGCACCTGTAAACAATGAGCAACGAAAACTGTCTATCAGTATCTTGTTAAATGATAATTTTGAAGGTGGCAAGCTTGAAATAGAATCAAATAAAGATGAAAATGTATTAAAATGTCAGGGAGATATTGTTGTTTTTCCGTCATTTTTACAGCATAGAGTGTTACCTGTAACAGATGGAACTCGTTATACAGCAGTCAGTTGGGCTTATGGCCCTACATTTAGGTGAGATTATGGAAAAATCTATGGCTTTATTTTTGGCAACTTTGCTCCACGCGGGGACAAACACTCACTTTTTTCATTGGGCTACCAAATCCTACGCCAAACATAAGACACTCGGACATTTTTACGAGAGTATTATTCAAGCCACAGATGAATTGGCTGAGTGTTACTTTGGCATTTATGGTCAGATTACCCAGTTTCCTAGTACATACCACCAGCCTAAAGAACCGTTGGCATATCTACAGTCATTACAAGCATTTGTAAAAGATGCCCGTTATGAATTGCCAAAAGATTCAGAGATTGTTCAATTGATCGATAATATCGCGCAAGAAATCGATACCACCATCTACTTACTAAAATTCAAAGGTTAATATGCCACTCGACAAATCAGGTTCAAAAGAATCCGTAGGCAAAAACATTAAAGCGGAAAAAAAGGCGGGTAAAAGTGTAGCCCAAGCTACTGCTATTGCGTTGAATACTGAACGCGAATACGCTAAAGGCAGCCGTAAAGCCAAATTAGAATCCCAATACGATAAGTACATTGGAGAAAAAGAATGAAGCCGATGGAACGCAAATACAAGAAAGAAGACGCTCTATTGCGTAATCATAAAGAAACTACGCTAGAAAAGAACCAAGCTGACCGTATTGCCCGTAGAAAGATGATCGCCAACAAGCTTAAAGACTTGGATAAAGAAGTTAAGTAATGGCTGATTACGCAACAAATCTGCTTAATCAAGCAACGCAAGCATATCCTTTTGTTGCAAGGCACAATCCTATGGTAGTGGTAAATCCTGCCGAAAATAGGGGTTTTGCTGAAACATATCCAGTAGGTGAAGCTGGTGCGCCATTACCTGAAGGTGGCTTTAATAAGCATCAAGCATTACCAATTGATAGAGTGGGCGTAGAAGTATTTAAACCTGACCAATTTACGCACCATGATTTAGCCGCGGAGATGCTTCATATTGATCCTATGGCTAATCAGACTAGGGAAACATTAATAAAGTCTTGGTCACCTGAACAACTAAATACATTAAAAGAACACGCATTAGATTACCAAGCCACATTGGATGAAGGCCGCCCCGAAACAGATGCCATTAAAAATGCTACTGATTCAGCATTGCGTGGATATACAGTAGGTCAATGGCCTGAAGAAATCAACAAAGCATTGGCATATAACCCTGAACAGCTTAAATCATTAGATGCTCTCAAGTCTTACATGACTACACCGCCTAGTCGTAAAGAGCTAATACAACAACAAATCGACAAAATAGAGTAGAATTAACTTATCTTAATCAACCACTTGGATAAGGTATGCCCGATAAACAAGCGAAAAATAGCGAACACCCTAACCTTAATGTAGGTCGTAAGGCAGGAGCAGTCAATAAAGCCACTAGCCAAGCTAGAGAAGCGATTGCACGGTTCGTTGATGGTAATGCCCCTAGTATGCAAAAGTGGCTAGAACAGGTTGCTGATGGCGTTAAAAACGATGATGATAAATTCATTGTTTTGCCTAATCCTGAAAAAGCTTTTGGTATGTTGCAGAGCGTCATGGAATACCACCTTCCTAAGTTGGCCCGAACAGAACATTCAGGTGATGAAGAACAGCCAATGAAAGTAATACACGAACACAAGTTCCTAGATTGAAAGAGATAGTAAAGAAGTACGAATATCCCTACAAATCAAGGGATGCGTTCTTAGACTTCCATAAAAGAAATCAACGCTGGGCTGTATTAGTTTGTCATCGTAGGGCAGGTAAGACCTGTGCCACAATTGCCGACACAATTCGTAGAGCCATAATGGACAAGAAGCCTGATGGTAGATACGCTTACATTGCTCCTTACTACGCTCAAGCTAAAAACATTGCGTGGGACTATCTTCTTAAATATGCAGAGCCAGCCATTGTTAAAGCTAATCAGTCTGAATTATGGGTAGAACTGGTCAATGGGGCTAAGATTCGCTTGTTCGGTGCAGACAATCCTGACGCATTACGGGGTTTATACCTAGATGGCGTAGTCCTAGATGAGTATGCCGATATGAAACCTAGACTTTGGGGCGAGATTGTTCGGCCATTGCTTACTGATAGACAAGGCTGGGCTACCTTTATTGGCACTCCTAAAGGCCATAATGCGTTCTATGACATCTATAACGAAGCCCAAAAGAACCCTAACTGGTATGTTAAGACACTTAGAGCCGATGTATCAGGGCTATTACCTGACGCTGAATTAAAAGATGCTCAAGCCACAATGTCGGATAATCAATATGAGCAAGAATTCCTGTGTTCATTTGAAGCAGCTATATTAGGAGCGTTTTATGGTCAAGAAATGCGTAGGATCACGGATATGGAACGGATTACTACTGTTGACTATGACCCTATGTTTCCTTGCCATACTGCATGGGATTTGGGTTTCAATGATTCCACTAGCATTTGGTGGTTTCAGGTGGTCTATGGGGAGATACGGGTACTAGATCACCACTCTAGCAACGGTCAAGCCGTGCCATTTTATACAGGCTTATTGCAACAAAAAGAAGATGAGTTTGGTTACAAATATGGCTACCATTACCTGCCACATGACGCTAGAGCAAAAACTATGGCATCGGGTGGTAAGAGCATAATCGAACAAATTGCGACAAAAATCGACATAAAACATCTAAAAATCGTTCCAAACCTGTCAATTCAGGATGGAATACAGGCAACAAGGCTTGCATTAACTCGCGCTTGGTTTGATAATAGATGCGAAGAAGGTATCGAATGTTTACGCCAATATCAACGGGAATGGAATGATGATAAGAAGTGTTTTAATGACCGCCCAAAGCATGATTGGACAAGCCACTCTGCCGATGCCTTCCGTTATCTCTCAATTGTATGGAAAAACGAGGACAGCCCTATCCTCAAAGACAATCGCGTTAAGGGACTTCATGTCGGACAAACGGATGTAACGCTTAACGAGATGTGGAAAGAAACCCCCAAAATAACTCACCGCAGGATATAAATATGGAACACGATTACCAAGATTGGTATAACACTATCGGGCAGTACGAGCGCACCTTTAAAGAATGGGAAGGCAGAGCCGACAAGATTGTTAAGCGGTATCGTGATGACAACCGTACTAGGAATAATCCTAATGCTAAGTTTAATATTCTGTGGAGCAATGTACAGACTATCCAGCCAGCTATCTTTGCCCGTTTACCTAGACCCGATGTATCAAGGCGGTTTCGTGATAACGATCCGATAGGTAGGGTCGCATCTATGATGCTAGAGCGCGCATTAGAGTACGAAATCACCCATTATGGTGACTACAAATCCGCTATGAATCAAACAGTTAATGACCGTTTGCTTGGTGGGCGCGGTACTGCTTGGGTTCGTTATGAACCACATATTGTTGGCAGCGAAGCCGATAACATGGATATGCCTGAAGATGGCTTAGAAATTACTGAAGATATTGACGAAGCTGAAACCGAAGGCGGTATATATCGTGAAGATCAAGAACGCATTGAGTACGAATGTGCGCCAGTCGATTATGTGCATTGGCGGGACTTCGGGCTGACTGTTGCCCGTACATGGGAAGAAGTAACAGCTTGTTGGCGTAAAGTCTATATGGGTAGACCTGCCCTTGTTGAACGCTTTGGCGAAGATTTGGGTGGTCGTATACCACTTGATACAAAACCTGACACCTCTAAGTCTTTTAATGAAAAGATGGGTGAAGGCGCAAAAGAAGCTTGTATATACGAGATATGGGATAAAACTTCAGGCGAAGTTATTTGGTTATCTAAGTCTATGGGTGAAATTTTAGACACAAGAGCAGACCCGCTAAAACTTGAAAACTTTTGGCCATGTCCTAAACCTTTATTTTCTACATTGACTACGGATTCGTTAATTCCAATCCCTGACTTTGTACTGTACCAAGACCAAGCGCGTCAATTAGATACATTGGCTGACCGTATTGATGGATTCATTCAAGCACTTAAAGTTCGGGGTGTTTATGACGCATCTGAGCCTAGTTTGCAACGCTTGTTTACAGAAGGTGAAAACAATTCCCTGCTTCCAATTAAGAATTGGGGCGCGTTTGCTGAGAAACAAGGTATGGCTGGTGCTATTAACCTTGTAGACATTCAACCTATTGCTGCTGCTTTGACTATGGCTTATCAAGCTATGGAGCAAGTAAAGGGTCAAATCTACGAGATTATGGGTATTGCTGACATTCAGCGCGGACAAACCGACCCCAATGAAACACTTGGCGCACAAATTATTAAGTCTAACAATGCTGCTGGTCGTTTAAAGACTATGCAACACGCAGTAGTAGACTTTGCAACAGAACTATTGTGTATCAAAGCACAGGTCATTTGTAATCACTTTACAGACGATACAATTGTTAAGATTAGTGGTGCAATGCAATTAAGCGATGCAGATAAACCATTGATTCCACAGGCTTTATTGTTATTGCGTGATGAAGCAGCTAAAAACTTCCGCATAGAAGTCACTAGCGATTCAATGATTTTTCAAGATGAGCAACAAGAAAAGCAAGACAGAATTGAATTCTTAAGCGCAGTCAGTAGCTTTATGCAAACCGCCCTACCAGTAGCTACACAATCCCCTGAACTTACTCCGTTATTAATGGAGATGCTGAAGTTTGGCGTAACAGCGTTTAAAGCTGGTAAGGGAATGGAAGGATTGATTGACGAAACAGCCGATAAGTTCCGTCAGCAAGCTAAAGCTAAAGAAGGTCAGCCTAAACCACCTACACCTGAACAAGAAAAAATGCAGATGCAGATGCAGATTGAAAAAGCTAAGATGCAAGCAAGTCAAGCACAAGCTCAACAAACCATGCAATTTGAGCAACAAAAGATGCAGATGCAGATGGAACTTGAGAAGGCCAAACAAGAGTATCAAGCCCAAGAGAATCAGCTTAAATTCCAATTGGAAGATCAGCGTAATCGTCAGCAGGCAGAGATGGATATGAAAGTAGCGCAAATGAAGATGAACACAGAGCGCAACACTCAAGTCCTTCTTGCCCATATTAACAACGGTGCTAAGATTGAAGTTGCTAGAATTGGCGCAGATGATTCTGATGGCTCACAAGCCTATTTATCTGAAGAAGCTATGGCACAGTCTATGGAACATCCACTTAAACCTATTGCAGACGCTATTGGACAGAGCAACCAACAAATGACATTAGCCTTAAGTGACCTAGTCAATACAATCAACGAAAACCACAATAGACCTAAACAGGTAGTTCGGGGACAAGACGGTCGTATAGTTGGTGTACAGTAATGATTACTCAAGAATTTATTAAACAACATTTTGACTACAAAGATGGTCATTTGTATTGGAAGGCAATGCCAAATAAACGAAGTGATTTAATTGGCACAGAAGCTGGTACATTTGATGGCGACCGTAGACAAATTACTATTAGTAAAAAACATTACAAAACGCATCGCCTTGTATTTCTTATGTTTTATGGGTATATGCCTAAAGAAGTAGACCATATAGATGGCAATCCATTAAATAATAAAATTTTAAACTTAAGACCAGCTACAAGGTCGGAACAACTTTGTAATACTGGTTTAAGAAAAACTAGCAAAAGCGGTATAAAAGGTGTTAGTTGGGATGCCAGTAGAAATAAATGGACAGTAGTAGTTAGTAAAAACAAACAAACTATGTATAGAAATAGATTTGATGATTTAGAGCTTGCACAGCTTGTAGGCATTGAAGCTAGAGATAAATATCATGGTTCTTTTACGAGGCATAAATAATGGCTATTACAGTCAAGCATAAGTTTGTAAGTGCCATTCCTGATGCTGGTGACCCAACGATTGTCCAGCCATCTAATTGGAATGATGACCACCAATTAAGTGGGACTGTTCCCGTAGCTAATGGCGGTACTGGAGCGTCTACCCTTACAGGTTATGTAAAGGGCAATGGCACATCCGCAATGACCGCTTCAACTACTGTCCCAAATACAGATGTAACTGGTCTAGGTACGGCATCTACAAAAGATGCAGGCGTAGCAAACGGAGTAGCAACCCTTGATTCAAGCGGTCAAGTCCCATTAAGTCAGATTCCACCGCTAGGTGATTTAAACTATCAAGGTACTTGGAACGCTACAACAAATAGCCCAACACTAACTTCTTCAGTAGGGACAAAGGGGTTTTATTATGTTGTAAGCGTTGCAGGTACAACCAACCTTAACGGTATTACTGACTGGCAAATAGGTGACTGGGCTGTATATAATGGCTCTGCATGGCAAAAGATTGACAATACTGACGCTGTAACTAGCGTAAACGGATATACAGGTACAGTAGTTTTAACTCAATCAGATATTAGCGGAACTGTACCCACTTCACGCACAATCACAGCAGGCACAGGTTTAAGCGGTGGTGGTGATTTATCAGCAAACCGTACTTTAGCTATCGCCAATACAGGTGTTACAGCGGCAACTTATGGTTCTGCAAATTCAGTACCTGTTGTTGCAGTTAATGCTCAAGGTCAAGTAACTAGCGCAACAAACACAACTATTGCCATTGCCAATACACAAGTTAGCGGTCTTGGCACGATGTCAACGCAAAATGCCAATTCAGTAGCGATTACTGGCGGTTCATTAAATGGCGTAGCAATCGGTGGAACAACTGCTGGCGATGGTACTTTTGACATTCTTACAGCTAACGTATCAAGACTTGGTATTGCAACTGGCACTTCTATGGTTGCCAGCAATGGCTTATCTTCTACTAGCACTTTTACTGGAACTGCACCAACAGACGGTATTGTTGTTGACTATTCAACAGGCTATGGTCGCTTTAGCGCATTTACTGGTGATGGATACCAATGGTATACAGGCGGTATTGCTAATACCAAAATCATGGATATTACATCCGCTGGTGCATTAACAACTACTGGCACAGTAACGGCCAATGGCGTATTACTTACAGGAAATTTAGGCACGGTTACTAGCGTTACTGGAACAAGCCCTGTAGTTTCTAGTGGTGGTAATACTCCTGCAATATCCATGCCAGCCGCTACGACTTCTGTAAATGGTTACTTGACTTCTACGGACTGGAATACATTTAATGGCAAACAAGCCTCAGGTACTTATGTCAATTCTGTAAGTGGAACTACTGGTCGCATAACTAGCACAGGTGGCGTAACCCCTGTTATTGACCTTGCATCAGGTGTG